CGCCACTTCTCGATGTTCTTCATCTTGAACACGCCGTCCTGGTAGAGCAAATCGATCTCGTCCTTGGTGGCGCCGATCTCGATGGCGACCTCCTGCGGATCGCAGTGGTGCACGTCGATGAGCTCGCGCACGATCTCCGACATGCGCACCGCGACGTGGCTCCCTTTCGCCCGGTTCATGCGGATTGTCAGGATCATGGCCTTGTCGCGCGGGACGTCGATGACGGCGCACGGGACCTTGCCGGCGTAGCGCTTGCGCAGCGCGGGGGAGTCGATCGCCAGGCGGGTGCGGTGGAATCCGTCGATGATGACGGCGTCGGCCTTCGTGATGAGCACGGGCTGCACCCAGCCGGTCAACAGGATCGAGCGCTCGAGCAGCCGCAGCTCTGGGGTAAACACGACGTTAGGATTATAATCATTTGCATTGAGCGTGACGGCCTCACGCCATTCGATGTTTGCGATAGGGTCCTTCACGCCGGCACCGCTTTCTGACTGGCCTTGCCCAGCGGTAGGATCTCGCGCTTGAAGCCGCCCGACATGAACGTGGTGAGCAGGTAGCGCGGGGGATAGGCCGCCGGCGTCCTGGCCGCGCGCACCATCACGGCGTCGAACTTCTCGATCGCCGCGTCATACTGCTTTTCCTCGAGGAGGTTCTCGTCGATCCACTGCCGCACGCCCTCATAGGTCTGCCCGTATTGGGCATGCAGCGCCTCGGTGTCCATCTCCCTGAAGTAGCGCTCGTGCGCCAGCATCTCGGGAAAGACGTCGGTCACGCGCTGGTAGAAGTCCGGCACGGTCGACTTGATCAGATCAAACCGCTTGGCGCTCTCCGCATGCAGCGGCGTCGAGACCCGCAGCGAGTTGCCGGCCCACATCTGCAGGTCATAGAGCGCGCAGTACTTGATCTGCCGATCGTAGAAATACCGGAAGATGTCGTTCTCTTCCCAGTCGAACAGCGGCTTGCAGAGCTTGACGTTGCGCGCGGCCGGGTCGACCACCGCGTTGATGTAGTTCTCGTTGAGCTTGTTGACGCAGGCGCGATAACGGATGAGCGACTCGGCCGCCCGGATGCCGGTTAGGAAGGCTATCTTGCCGCGGTAGCGCTGCGCCGTGTAGCCGTCCATCGTGTACTGGTCGAACACCATGCCATCGCCCGGCGCCAGGCTCTCAGCCCATGGCGGCTTTTGCCGTACCCACGCCCGCCCGGGATCCCATTGGACGTATGAGCGGCAGACGCCCAGCGTGTACTTCGTGGATGCCAGCGGCACCGCGAACCAGACCAACTTGATCCAGTCCTTGCGCCGGTATTCGTCGACGAAGTTGATCACCTCGTCGGGGATCAGCTCCTCGTCGCGGAACACGACGTCGAGCGGTTTGGTGATCCCGCGCTCCCGGCGCACCTCGTCGGTCAGGTGCAGCGTTGCGAGCGAGTCCTTGCCACCGGAGAACATGACCACGACCGTATCGAACAGGTCGTAGATGTGGTGGATGCGCTTCCGCGCCTCGGTCAGCACATCGGTGTCGATGTAGGCCCTAAGCCGCGGCATGCGTGCCCTGCCCCTCCAGGTGTTTGGTCAGCCGCGCGCCCAGCGTCTCTTCGTCAGGGTAAGTCGTCTTGAGCAGGCGGACGAAGCCGAACCACAGTTCCTGCTGGCGCTCGTCGTCGAACACGATGTTGAACTGGATCACCGGGTTGAGGTCGCCCTGCGCCTTCCGCTCGGCCGGTTCATCGTCGCCGGTGCCGAGCAGCTTGCCCAGTTCGGCCGAGTCGAAGCCCAGAGATCCGAGGTCAACGCCGAGCCCGCCCAGGTCCTTGAGCTCGAGGCCGAGCAGGTCCTCGTTCCAGCCGCTGTTGAGCGCGATGCGGTTGTCGGCCAGCGCATAGGCGCGGCATTGTTCCTCCGACCAGCCGGTGGCAACGATGACCGGGGCTTCGGTGATACCTTCGAGCTTCGCCGCCTCAACCCGCCCGTGGCCGGCGATCAGCGTCCCGTCCTCGCGGGCGAGGCAGGGGACGGTCCAGCCGAAGCGCTTGAGGGAGGAGCGTAGTTGCTCGACCTGTTTCTTGCTGTGGGTGCGGGCGTTTCGCGGGGACGGCTTCAGCCAGGCGATCGGCTTGCGCTCGACCGTGTAGGCGGGCCAGGTGGGCGGCTCCGTGGGCGCGGCCGCCGGCGCCGGCGGTGCGGCCGCGGCTTCCTTCGAGCTCGACTTCGGCTTCGGTTTCGTCATTTTGACCCCCGGTTCGAATTTCGCGACTTTGTGCGCGGTGGCCCCATGCGGTTGCCGCTCCCCAACCCCACAGAGATCCGACCCCCCCTACCCCGTGGGCCAGCCGTCGGCGCCGACGGGAAGGCGCCGCTGTTGATGACCAAACTGCTCAGCGGTCCTTCTTAGATGGCACGATCGGCAGAGGCATCTGATGTTGCTGTCGTCGTCGGTGCCGCCCTTTGAGAGCGGGACGATGTGATCAGGTACGCTCGCCAGCGTGCGCAAACCTCTCGCTCGGCAGTCCCTGCAGAAGGGCTCGGCTTTGAGACGTCGCTTGCGCTGCGCTGTAGCAGGTCGACCGCGAAGGCGACGATCACCTTGACCTGGTGCGCAGTAGGTCGGTGGCTTGGTTGGCACGAATCACAATGGTGCAGAGTGATGCATCGTGACTCACTCTGAGTCACTCACTCGGGCACCGGCCCGACCGCCATGCACACCGGCGGATGCGTGTCGCCGATGATGGTGAGATAGATCGGTGCGCCCCTTGGCGATGCGCTCAAGCTCCCGTGGGTCCGGGAACCAGGCCGACGTCATGCCGCGGCCTGCGGTGAAGCGCTCGTCACGGATGACCTCGCTCGGCTTCTCGTGCATGGTCAGTTCGTATCGTTGTCGGACGTGAAAGCAAAGGAACGCCGTGCCGCTGCGGTGGTACGGCGATCGCGGACGAACTGTATCTCGATCTGTCCGTCGTTGATGCGCAGGTTTATCTTGTGGCAGGAGCCGCAATCGCAACAAATGTTCTTGTGATCGGGACCTGGCCTAAACCACTTGCCGTCCTCGATGAGCTGATAACGACGGCCCATCGCGCACCCTCAAAAAGGAGAGGGCCGGCGTTAGCCAGCCCTTCCAATGACGCAGTCCTCGGACATCGAGCGACGTCGAGAGGCTGTCTCCTGCGACGCCTTAGATTGAAGTGGCCGCCGCGCCAGCCTTGCGTCGCGCCGCCGACCTGCGCTTGCCGGTGGTGCGACTTGAAGCGATGGTGGAAGCCTTCACCAGCTTGGCGGTCGCTTTGAACGTCTTCAGGCCGAGCGCCAGAAGATCCTTCTGACTCGGAATCTGCATTGCCATCTTGTCCCTCCTTGACGAATCACATCGCGCACGAAGCGCGACACGAATGCAGGAGTCGCACATTTCGGCAGGAAATGTCAAAAATGGGACGGGGCGTCACGGCTCTTCCGACTTGGCAAATGTCACCTGGCATCCCGCGCGCAGCGTGCCGCCACGCAGCAACAGCTCATGCGGCGGCTTGCGCAGGAACGCTTTCGCCTCCAACTCGCACGCCGGCAAATCCTCGACGGGTTGGATAAAGCGCGTCGGTTCATTGGCGCCGGCGAGCATCAGCATGAACCAGAACACGACGGTGTCTTTCATCAGCTTTGCTCATTATCGACGAAAGCGCGGCTAGGACACGTCCTCTGCTCTCCGTCTTCCGATCTGTGTAGGCAACTATCCTTGGATCCCATCGCCTTCAATTCCTCGCGCAACGCCGCCATCGCCCGATGCGCGCGATCGGCGTCAAAGGCCGGGCCCGACCATGCCGCGGCGAGCTCAGCGCGCAGATAGGCAAGTCGTTTCCCGTTCCCCCGATTGCCCATGCGTTGATGAGAATTATTTCATGGGGCGATTTGAAAATGTGGGCCGTCGCGCTCGAGGGGGGGCGATGACACGACGGCCCGATCGGACAAGGTCAGCACGGGGGGCGGGAGAGGACCTTGCCGAATCTTTATTTCAGGGTAGCGCAGCATCTCTCAAATGCGCGGGCAGATCGGGAAGCCGGATGCTTTGCCCCTTCATGGCGTGGGTGCAGTCGCCGCAATAGTTGATGACGCCGGCGGTGAGGATGTAGTGGCAGACCGAGCTCTCGCCGGCCGTCTCTTCCTGCCAGTTCTGGTCGGCGTACTTACCGATCTTGATGTGCATCGAAGGGGTGAAAGTCGGATGTTCGACGTTACCGTCCCAGGTCCATTGCGCGCCGCTGGCGTTCTTGCCATCGAGCGCGAAGGCGTGCATCTCCCCGCAGGCCGGGCACCAGTGCGCGAGGCCGCCGGCGGTGTAGCCTTGGGCCGCACCGATGCGGCGCAGCTTGGCGCCGAGCTGGCCCATCAGGAGCGTTCCATGAACTGGCGACCTATCCAGGAGCACGTGTTTCCGTGGGAGCCGCACGACGTGCTCGTCGCCTGCTTTTACGCTGGGCCGGAATCCGAACTCGTCCCCGAGGTGGCCATATTCGAGGCCACGTGCTCCAAGGGGGATTACTTTCGACTATCAGCAGGCCGAAGCATCTGCATGCTGACGCTTCTCGAAGAAGGCTGGACGCCGTTCGCTTGGCTAGACGCGCCGCCACCGTCGATACCTAGCGAGGATGAAATGCGTCTCGCGACCGAGCACTTCAGCGGTCGCCTTGGAAGCGCATTAACAGACGCCGATTAGTAGAGCTTCAGTAGTCCGTATAGGGCCGGCGCAGAGAGCCGTCCTGCGTCGTCAGGGCGTCGGTCTCGGGCCGAAACTCGTGCACGGTGTAAGGATCCTCGCCTGGGCCATGCAGCGGCTGGAATGGCCGCTCGGCACCAATTCGAAACCACTCGCCCAGCTCATGGTTTTCGACCCGGCGACACTGCTCGAAAACCCACCGCCGCCAAGTCTTCTCGTTGTAGCTCGCGTCGGGCACCGGGAAGAAGTGACGGACCGCGAAGGGCACCAGCTTGGAGGGCTGACTGCTGTCATAGCCGTCTACGCGGATGACCAACCTCTTGGCGGTGTCCTCCTCGACAATGCTGAACGACCAGCCGGGCTTGCACCGGACCCGATCGACGATGCCGACGAGCAGCTCGTGAGTGTTCATGCTGCACTCCAGGATCAGACGCGCCGCCGCACGCACGCGCGCGGCAGTCTGCACTCCTGCAGC